ATTATAGAAAAGAACTCATCTTGTTTAGTATAACCTTTATTTAATAATTTTTCAATGATATATTTTTTACTATCAAAATTTCTCTTATAATATAACTCTTTTTCTCTAATGTGACCTAAGGCTTTTCTGTTTTTTCTCCCCCATAAATGCCATACAATCTCCTCTTTAATTAGCCATGCCGTATATCCAGCTCCAAAAGTTCTAAGGTTTAAATCAGGTTCTTCTCCATATAAAAATATCTTATCATCATATCCAACTTCTTCAACCCAATCCCTTCCTGCAAAAATACAACCAGCGAAAAAGGTATAAGTTTTTTTCATACCATCTTTATTAAATTTTAGAGTTTTACAAGGTTGATAATGAAAAACAGCATGTTCATGAAACGATTGAATTCCATCAACGAAGAATAAAAACTCTTTTTTATCATTATCCATATCATAACTTGAAGGTGTTGAAACAATTATATGCTTTCCAGATTTACTTTCATAATAAGCAATCATTTTTTTATCCCAATTTTCTAGCAATCTAGAATGGGGTGCTATTTGGAAATAATAATCATGATCGAAGAATTTCTTTTGAGCAATTTTTCTACATGCTCCATATCCATCACTTTCTTCGGGGGTTATTGTTATATGTTTAACATGATCTTTAAACTTGCCTTTATATTCGAACTTATCATCATCTTGATTAACCAGTCCAACAAATACTCTTTCGGGGTTCTGGGCAGTCTTAAAAATATTGTCTAGGGTTGGTTTAACTTCATTATCTCAATAAGCTACTAGATTTATGTGTATTGTTTTCATTTTAGATCCTTTCAAATTGCATTATATATTTCTCGTATATCTTAACAGGCACATCATAGATTTCACCTTTTCTAGTTCTTAGTCCTGTTGAATAATTTCTTCTATATAAGGCCATGCATTTAATTCTTAGATCTTTTGATTTCCCTATATTAAACAACCATTTTTCATAGTGAAATTCTAGGTAGTTGAAATTTAGTTTTTCCTTTTTAAAATATAAGTCTTGTTTCTTATATCCTTTTTTAAGTAATTTTTTATAAATATAATTTTTTCCTTCATTATTTCTTTCATTAAATAATTCTTTTTCTCTAACATATCCAATATGCTTTCTATTTAAATGCCCCCATAAATGCCACAATACCTCTTTCTTTAATAAATAAGCTTTATATCCAGCTCCAAAAGTTCTAATAGATAAATCGAATTCTTCTCCCCACATAAAGATATTGTCATCATACATTACATCATCAACCCATTTTGATTCTGCAAATATACAACCGGCTAAGAATAAATTTGTTTTAAACATTCCATCTTTATCAAAAGGTAGATTATATTGTTTCCACTCTTTCTTTCCCTCTATAACTGAATGCTCGTGATATCCTTCAATACCTGTAACATAATATTTAAAGGCTCTTTTTCTCTTATCCATAAAAAATGATGAAGCAGTAGAAACCAATATATGTTTCCCTTTTTTCTTTTTATATAATTTGATTAAAATTTTATCCCAATCTTTAATAACTCTTGAATGAGGATCACATTGGAAATAATATTTTTCTTTTTTTCTTAATTTGGTATTACATAATTTTCTGCACTTACCATAACCATCACTATCTTCAGGTTTTATATTTATAACTCTAATATTTTTGTTTTCAGGATTATAAAATTCATCATCTTGATTAACCACTCCAATAAAAACTCTTTCAGGGTGTTTAGCCATAGAGAGTATATTATTTATAGTTGGTTCTAATTCATAGTCACAATATGCGACTATACTCACAAAGATTTTATCCATTTATTTTCGCCCTTTAAAAAAAGGGGCTAAGTTTTACCTCAACCCCTTACTTGTTTAAGAACCTGTTTTAATTTTCAATAATTTGAATTTTTCAGATAAAACAACTTTTCCGGTATTCCAAATATGGAAGTTCCAAAATAAAGTAGCCTCTGAAGCTCCAGTCTTATCATCAAACATAACAGTCATTCCTTTAGCTTCTCCGATATAATATCCTGAGAAATCAGCTAATAGAATTGGGTAAGCCCCATCAGCTATTAGTGGCATAACTTGTTTATCTGCAACAGATGATCCATCATAAACATTTACAACACCGGTTTCAATAACTGGTATTCCGTTTATAGTAGCAGGTTTGCTAGCAGTTCCAGGTTGGAAAATATAGTTACCAGCTCCATCTTGTAATTTTCTAATAGAACCTAAAGTTCTTCTGTCCATTACATATCTAAGATTTAATTGGTTATTAGTTTTCACTGAACTTTCTAGATCAATTAAGTCATCAAAAGATACTTCACTAGCTACTTCTGTTTCAGTTGCTCCAGCAATAACATCTGCATTAACTAAAATTCCGTCCATTTGTTTACTTGCTTCAACACCATTCATCATTTCCCATAGGAATTTCGCCGCATATCCCTCAGCAACATCTTCTTGAATTCTCATTCTAGCATCGCCGATTGTGAAGTTCATATATTCCATAGAAGCTTGAACTGTAATAGAACATCTCTTAGCAGTAATTTCAACTTGTCTATAAGCTGATTTACCTTTTGCTGATGTATCTCCTTCGCCTTCTCTTCTAGCAGCAGGAATTCCAGTTCTAACATTGATCGAAACATTTTCGCCCATTGGTATTTTACGAGCTAGTCCTAACATAGGAGCTATTTCATTTATAGTATCTTTTAATATAAAAGTAGCTAAGTTTGTAGGCACTAGATATCCACCATCAGCTGGGGTAGTAATATTTTGTCCATCTGATAAAGCGAAATCTTGAGATAAAGTTTTCATCTCTGATCTAAAACCAGCAACATCATCAGAACATCTTATTTTCAAAAATGATTCTAACCATTTGTTAGCAAATTTTTCTTCTTTAGCTTCTTTTTTATCGCCTGATCCATCAAACTGCATTTCTTCAACTTTAGCTTGAAGTTCTGCAAATTTAACAGCCTCAACTTTGAAAGACTCAAATTGAGTTTCTTTTTCTTTTAAGCTAGTTTCTAATTTAGAAACTTTCTCAGATAATTCTGCTTTTGCAGTATCATCTTTTAATTCTTTAAGTTCTGTTTTAGCAAGTTCCAATTCTGCCTTCATAGGAGCATTGGCTTGTTCAAACAATTCTTGTATTTTTTTCTCGTCCATTTAATGGCCTCGCTTTCTTTTTTTGTTTGTTTTATTAGTTAGTTTGTTTTTTTGTTAATCTCGCCTTTTAAAAACTTCTCAATCTTTTCAAGATCAGTTAGTTTCTTATTAGCATTTTGGTTGCCAAACTCACTTTGACCATTCTCCTTTAAAAGAGGCTTAACCAGTGATCCCATCTTTACAGACAGGGAATTGCTAAATCCTATTACTTTTATTATAGCTTCAAATTCCTTTTGTGTCAATAGTTTTATATCTTCAAACGAAATAGACTCTTTAATCTCAATTCCACTTTGAGAAAAAAGGGTTTTCATAGATCTTGAAATCACATCTTTATCTTCTTGTGAAAATACATTTTTAATTTTAGCTTTTTTAAAAGCTGGGAAAGTTACTATTGATAATTCATCTATTGAGAATTTTTTAATCTTCATAATATCCTTATCAGCTTCTTCATATTCTTCAAAGGTAATACCAACTGAAACTGCGTCTAATATTCCAGCTTTTAATCTAGGATAAACCTCATCAGCAACATCTTTTGCTTCCATAAGTAATTGAGCTTCAAACATTAGATTTTTTCCATCGAATGAAGTGAATTTAACTGTTCCAACAGCTTTTCTACTTGAATATTTATCATGATCCAACATTAGCTTTGCTGTTTTTCCAATATTATCAGCTAAACTTTCTTTTGTAAAATTAAAATATGGTTTACCTTCAGGAATTCCGATTGTCATGGCTATTCCATTAAACGACCCTTTTTCTCCTGGTTTTATTTTCATTGCAAAATTTTCTTGTATTTTCTTTAAAGACATTTTTTGCCCTCCCTTTTAGTTATATTGAACAGAACAATAGCAATTCATGAAATTATCAGGTGTTGAGTTCCTAGAATCTCCAGGATACATTAAACTCTGACCATTCACGATAAAAGGTTCTGTTAGTTTTACTGTTTGCCCATCAGCTTGTGCGTGCCAACCTCTAGTTTTTTGACTTAATACACTTCGCCAAGTTTTAGTTTTATTCGATGTTATTACTCCATAAGTTCCCATTGCAATAGCTGATCCAACAATTTCAGGACTTGTTTTTTCTATATCTTTATCAAATCCATTTATTAAATTAGTTGCCTCATACATTTCCTGATTACCATAATTTGCTATAATTAAAGTTCTTGATGGTATCATTGCATACATTAACAAATCCCATGTGTCCTCATTTTCTTCTACAAACTTATAAACCAATTTATAATCTTCTTCATTATATTCGGTTGAAAAGTTGTTTTTCTTATTTTTCTTTTCCATACTAAGTGCTAATTTGTTATAACTTCCCACAATATCATTATATAATTTCTCATACATAACATTTTCATATATGGTATAAGCCCTAGTGGCCCACTCTGTCTTTCTCAGAACATTCAATCTAATTCTTTTAAATTGTTTTAATAGTGCCTTTGCTAATTCTTCGCTATGCTTAAATTCCTCAGCTCCTAATCCTTTTTTTGTTCTTTCCTGAATATACTTGGTTTCTTTTACATATACTTTTCTAATATCATTATTAAAAGCTCTTTCAAACCTTCTTTTTTTATTCAGGTGATTTGTCGCAACTCTACTTGCCATCTTGATCCTCAATATCACCATCATCTCCAATAGGAATTTCGCTTGATGGTCTAAATATTTGTTCGCCACCTACTATATCACCATAACCAGCTTTATTTCTACATTCATTTACTGAAAAAACTCCTGCATTTGACATATCAAGGGTTACTTTCATAGAGTCCTTCTGTAATGCTGGGATTGAACTTTTATTGATCTCAAATTTTACTTCGAAGATTATTGAAAGAAATTCAATAACAAATTCAGCAGGTGGTAATAAAGAATTTTTATAATAATTAACTTCTGCTTCTGCATAGTTATTATAGGTTTGATTTCCTGGATTGATGATTGGTAGTGGCATTTCATATATTCCAGCAATACTGGTTTTATTATCTTCTTTAAGGTTTTTAAAGTCCATGTCTTTAACTTTACCTTGCATGTCATGAACAGTTGATTTTCCAACTCTCGACATTATAATTGGCGATCCTGTATTTCCTGCTCCAGTGTGTTTTTCTAAGAAAGACCTTTTAAACTTTTTAAAGGCATTTTCATCTATACCCGATTCAAGCATTAACAATAAATCTGTTTTCATTCCGTTTTTAAGATATCCTGAATTGTGCATATTAGCATAAATTAACATTAAAATATCATCTTGAATTGGAAAAATTAAGCTTTCCCCTCTACCTGTATCATTATCAATAACATCTAGGTATCTTCTGTGATATAAAATTGAATTTATTTCTCCAGCAGATCCTTCAAAATAATTCTTAATAGGGTTTAGCTTATAAATTTGTTGTTTTCCATTATCTTTTTCAACTATAATTTTTCCTTTACTTTCCCATGTGATATTTACTGGTCTAATTCTTCTATAAGTTCCTGATCCTATTTTTTCAAGATAAATATTTCCATCAATATCTAAATCAGAAATTAGCTCACTTGCCATTTTACTAAGGTTTAATCTACTAAACTTTGAGCTTTGATTTACATCTAATATTTCTTCTCCTGTTTTTTCTCCGAATGATAATCCCTTCATATCTTTTGCATGTCTATTTATTATAGCAGAAAGAATCGGGCAATTTCTTTTATATGCTAATTCTAGATCAGGATTGATTGATCCTAACTGATTTATTTTATATCCCTTGTTGTTTAGTGTAAAAAAGCTATTTGATTTCTTGCTAAAAATATCTGTAATAAAACTCATAAAAAACCCCTTGTTATGTTTATTTTCTTAAATCATAACATAAAGATAAAATAATTGCAAGACTTTCAATTAGCAATAAACTTGAGCCATTGGTGAGGCTAGTGAATAATCTTCGCATTGATATCTTATTTCATCTATATGATGATTATTTTTATCTACTGGTGTTCTCATAACATTTCCATCTTTATCTTTTTTCCATTGATAAGTTTGAAATTCTACTTTTGTTTTTGGGCTATCTGTATGAATAAATATTTTAACACCTTGTAAAAACTTAATTCCTGTTTCAATACTTCCAGGACCTTTTTTAGCACCCTCAATATTAAATCCGTTATTTTGCCAACCAACAATAGTTTTAGGCTCTGAGCTATCTGCAGTTATTCTTAATTGTTTTTCATCTTTTAATATTTCCATAGCAGGATCATCTAATAAACCGACCTCATGAACTTCTCCCCAAATATAAAGCTCTTTTTTCTTCATGTCATAATATGATTTATTAAAGGCAAAGGGATCTTTAGAAAATCCCCAATCAATCCCTCCTCTAACCTTATCAAATTGAGAATAATCAAAGTCTATAACACTCCAATTCTTGAATATTGTTTCTCCTAATACTCCCCAATTTCCATAAGTATAAACATCTTTATAATACGGGTCTTTCTCGTTCTCTAGATTATAGACATCTTCATCTTCGAGAAAAGGGTTATCTTTATAGGTTGTTTTTAATATTGAAATTCTTTCATCTTCGAAATATTGTTCTCCGTTATCTTTCCATAAATGAAAAAACTCTTTATATATCCAGTGTTCTTGTAAAATAGGATTGAATAGCAATCTAACACATTTTTTGAACGGAGTTAATCCCCTGAGTCTTTTTATAATGGTTTTAAAATCATCATAGCTGAACTCTGTGGCCTCTTCGAGTGTTATTCGCTCTATTACTCCATTGATTGGCCTAATCGATTTAAGCTTCTCCACATCATCAGCTCCAGTGAATAGGATTTGTTTTTGATTTAATAAACATGTAATTTCATAATCTGATTTATTGATCTTAAAATATGGTTTTAATCTTAATTCATTTATTTTAGCGACAATCTCATTAAATAAAGATTTTTTTATAGTATTTCCCACCTTACGAAGCATGAGATGATTCATTCCCTGTAAGCATTCTAATACGGTTATTTGAGAAACTGAATAAGATTTTCCACTAGATGATCCACCGAAGATAATTTGAAAATAGTGTTCGTTTCTCCAAACTAGCTTTTGATATATTGGTATAACCTTTTTTTTAATTCCCTTTAGTTTTATTTGCATTTTAATCGCCTTAAATTTTATTCATCATCTTCATCATCAAGGTCTATTACGATATCAACATTTCTATTTACATTGCTTGTTTCTATTTTTTCAATATATCCTCTAGATTTTCCTTGAGTTTTTAAATAAAAAATTATAGCTGTGATATCACCTTTTCCAATCTTTAATGCTAACTGATTTTCAGCAACATCAATTAGTTCATCTCTACCAATATTAACAGCTTCTTTTATTTCTTTGAATTCTTTTAAATATTTATAAAAAGTTACTCTTGAAATTGCTAAGTTTTGACAAACTAACTTTATATTTCCATTATCTTTTATAACTCGATCTATTACTTTTTCAAGAGTATATCCTTTAATTAAAACATCTTTTCCTTTTGATTCTATATCCATTTTATTATTGCCTTTTTTTATAGTGTAAGTTTTGTTAGTTATATTTTACTATAAATAAAATCAAAAATCAAATCATTATTTATTTAGCTATCTTTATCTCCCTATTAAATGTTTACAATTAACCAATATATCCATCACAAGACTTTCTAATCTTTTATTATATCCAATTTCTTCTAATCTCATATCAATATAGTTAGACAATCTAGTTTCTGTTTCTCCATAAGTTTTTAAAACTTTAGCCTGACATCTGCAAAACATAGGGTTATTTTCTCTGTCACATTGTCTTGCATGTGATATTGTTGGTGTTAATATTGCTAATATTATTATTATCTTTTTCATTATCTATTACCTCCTATTATGAATACTATTATGAATATTATTATGTATTCCATTTTATTACCTTAATATACATTTTTTTGTTTTAATTATGGTTTTAGTTGCAATACTATAAGTTCTTAGTATTGGGATTTGTTTGCAATAGATATTATTTTCTATGTTAAAGCATTCACTTGAGAACGATATCACTGGGAACGATATCACTGCTAGTATTAAAATTATTTGTTTCATTGTTTATTCCTTTGTTTTTGTTTTATTTATTTTTTAATAGTTTTATTATTATTGATATGAAATCTACTAGAGTCCATATAGCAGAGATCCAACAGAACACAATTGTTAATGTTAAAAATAACATTGCTAATACTGAACCTATCTTTCCTTCAT